CCATGTGGGTCGGGAAAGGTTTTCCGTGTAGTGTGCTCTTGGGGAACATTGGTCGGGGCGGATCATATCTATCAATGTATTCTTTATAAACAGCGTTGCTGATCTCAATGCCAATACTCTTAGAGTTGACGCCTCGTGCATGCCATGCAACATGGTTGGTGTCCATGAGCTGGTGGATGGTGCCGTCATTGTCGATGCAGAAGTGGGCAGAGAGCCCTCGTTGTCCCAAGATTTTTGCACACTGAGTTGAGCTTAAGCACCCATCCCAATGAACCACAATTTTGTCAATCGATGACATGCGGTTGCCGCTGACAGACTTATATTGATTTGACTTGCACATCAGGGCTCCTGGGGATGTCCATAAAATGGTGTCTTCCCAATCAATTGTCACCTCTACGTCATTACAAATTATCTTCTTGTCAATGTTGTCAATTTCAAATTGCTCTCTGGCGAGTTCCAACTCATCATCTGGCAGATCTGCAGTGGTGAATATCTCATTCCCATCCCGATCCACTCCAAGCCTTTGTTGGTTGAGTTTCTCCAGCTCCTCGTAGAATGGAGCAGAGGGAGTCATAATTTTTTCTCTTCTTCTCGTTTTTCTCCCGAAAATTAATCCCAGGATAGCTTCAAGGATTGTCATCAACAGCTTCATGTTGTGTCTCCTCTGTTGACAAATTGTTGTATGCCGCGAGTTGGGCCATTGCGTCGTCCCAGTTTTCGATATTTAGGTAGGGTTTGTACACTTCGGGATAGGATTCAATAAATGTTTGAATGATTTGTTTTCTCCATTCCCGCAAGTCATGTTCATCCTCGTTGCGGAGAACTTTGATCTTCTGCTCATCTATCCCGGTAATCTCCATGGCCATGTAGCCAGCTTCCAAGCTCATGATCATGCGTGTGTACATCTTCACCGTGAAGGTGAGGATCTCGTTCTCTACCACCTGTAAGAGATGGCTCTTCAATCCAAAGATAATTGCCAAGGCGCTATACACCTTATGAAAAAAGATCCCTGCCAAAAACGCTATAACTATATATACCAATGTCATATTTCACTCCATACAAAAAAACACTGCTCTGTCATTATACAACATAGCAGTGTTTTTGTAAAGTGTTTTCGAACAAGTATTACTTATTCAAGCGGCTGATTACTTTAGAAGTAATTTCAGCAACTAAAGCGTCGACTGAGCTTTTCTTTTTCTTGGACTCATTCGTCCCCTCATAGTCTTCGCGGCTCTTGGACTGGTCGCCTTTTTTGGCTCCGCCTTCGGCAACCTTAGCTTCGGCCATTTCGACTTCTTCTTCGTCGTCAATCATGACTTCTTCTTCGCCGCCGGCCATGGGCTCAGGTAAAGGCTCTTCCATTCCCGCTTCTTCTTCAGTGTCGCTCACCGTCACCATTTCGGTTCCAGTAGCTTGATTCAGAAGAGCTGCGAGGTCGTCAAGAATTGCTTTGGCGCGTGTGGCCAAGTCACCTTCGTCGGCGCCAGCTTCAGCGTCAGCAGCCATGTCTTCAATGTCGGCATCCATGGCAACTTCTTCGTCACCGCCTTCATAGTCGAGATGGCCAGGATCGGTTTCGGACTCATCGCCCTTGTTTCCGCCCCATTCTTCATCTTCTTCGTCATCTTCAGCGATGCGAAGGTTTTCATTTTTGGCGTCGGCTTCTTCAACCGCATCTTCGCCTTCATGAACGCGATCAGTGAGGTTCATACCTCGTTCGGGGCCTTTTGCTGCGTTTTCAGTACGCTTGGCAGTACCACCTTCTTCAACGGTCTCTGCTTCTTCAACAGAGTCTGCTTCTTTAACAACCTCATCGCCTTCTTTCACTTCCTCTTCATTAACTTCTTCTTCGCTCACTTGTGATTCCAAGAAGGATTCTGAAAGTGGAGCGAGGTTAGCTAATCCCATGAAACGACGAACAGTTGATTCGTTTAAAAGTTTCTTGTTACTCATAGTATACTATCTCCTCTTGATGTTTAAATCGATTTTTTCAAGATTTACTCTGCAAACTGCAGAATAACTATTATAAATAGTGTGGGTCTTTGCAAAAACCCCTTTTATTTAGCCGAAAGCGGTTTTTCAATACGTTTCTTTAATTTTTGAACAGCGGCCTTTTCAATTTGACACACCCGAACAAAACTTATGCGAAGTCTTTCGCCAATTTCTCTGAGGGTGAGCCCTCCTTCGTGTTTATCCACAGCCACCAAAGTGCAATTAAGATCCTCTTCATAATCAATCCAGTGTTTACACTCCGAGTTAGGGCAAGAAACTTTGCTCCTTTTACACGCTGTCATACATCTTGGCTCAACGGTAGGGGCATCCAGAAACACATTAAGCAAATCAGACATCGTATTCCTCCAACTCAATCAAGTCGAAGATGTTCTCGATATCTTCTGGGGATAATGCAAACCGACGGTCTACATCGTCTGCCTCTTCTCGTTCTTTCCTTATCATTTTTCTATTCCTTTTATTATCAATTTGTTTAGTCTCTTTATATTCCTCGAAGAAAGCAGTGAGGTGCTTGTTGTCTCCGATGAAGCCGCCAACCAAGGCCCGAAAAAATTCTGTCTTGGTTAGTTTTTCATACTCCAGCTTCATGATGAGATTCACATACACGGTATCGGTGCTATCATAATAAAGTGTTGGGTACACCCGACGATTAAGTTGGCCATACTCTTCAATTTTTTCTCCCGGAATTTTAGACATTCGGTGTTGCCCGATCCCGAAGGCGCTGGTCGAAATCCTTCACCAATTCCTGGGCCTTTGACCAGCAGTCGGGACAGTACAAACGAACTGTTTCGGGGTCATGGCGCACGACCACGCTCCAGCTCATCACCTGTTCTCTATTCTGGCGGTCGAACGGCTCCTCGCATGCAAGGCACTCTTCAGGCAATTGATCGAAGAGACCCATTTTCTCCTCCACATCCTTTTGGATTTGCTTATGTTTCTTCTTGTTCTTTAATTTCCTAACCATACTCACTCCTACATCGCCGTCAATAACGGTACGCCTGGGGCACCTGACTCTGAGGTTCCAAAAATAACAACAGCCGATGGGAAGGGAGCAGAATTTCTTCCGCCGCCGAACTTCAGGCGCCCTTTGATGAGCCTAATCTCATCGGCCTTCATCACATAGTCGTGCCAATAGCGCGTATCCGTTCGAGCCGGGATGAGCATCACAACGGTGGTGCCTTTGGCCTGGGCCGATTGGTATGCCTTCTTAACCCACAGGCCGATGGCTCGGCCATAAGGGGGGTTAACGAATGCGGTATGGCCTGACCAATCTTGGATGAGGCCATCATCTTCGGGGGTGAAATATTTTGAGCACACCGCGTTGTGGCTCTGGGCGCAGGGATCAAGATCAAAAGAAAATTCTTTGTCTAGCTCCTGAAAGAAACTGTGTGGTGTGGACCACTCCAAACTCTTGCTGCTAAACAGCGTTTCCATATCATGCTTTCTCATTTCGAGCCTCCTTGAGTTCATTATACTTCTTCTGCAGCAAATCCTTTTGCTCCTTCGCCGAGGTAGGCGTGTCTGTAGAGCCTAAAGATCCCGCGCCTCGGTCGCTAATTGTGATGGGATACCAATTATAAAGGTTGCCTGTATTAGTCTCCAACGCTCGAAAGTGAACCACTGGAACCATGACTGCTTGGGCAATCTTATCCTTTGGGATAATTGTCTGGGGCTTCTTGCCAATGTTGTGAAGGTTGACAAACACCTCTCCGTCGTACCCGCTGTCCACCACGCAAGCACCAACAATGAGGCTGCGCTTGGCTGCAATACTGGATCTGTTCTTGATCTCAATCATATATCCATGAGGTACACCAAACCGATAGCCTGTGGCCAGTAGCTTGCTCTCTCCTGGCTCAATGACAATCGAATCATTATCGGGGTGAGGAAGGAAGCCTTCCGGCTCTGGGTTGAAGTACAGGTCTAGTCCTGCGTCTGATGGGTTGGCCCTCTCTGGAGGGAAGGCACTCTCTCTAACTCTGCAAAATTCTAAAATCATAATTTCTCCTTAGTTGATTTCTGTCTTCTCTAATTCCCGCAGCATCATCCAATTCAAAACATCGAATGGACCGCCGTAGGTAACGATAACTTCATACTCGCTATCTTTATATTTCTCGTTCAATTCCTCACAGGCAGCATCGGTTTCTTCGGCTCCCCGAAGGGTACGGCGCTCCTCGATCTTGAGCTTCGTGTTGTGTATCACCACAACTGAATTAAATTTTCTTTTCTTTTTCTCTCCCGTCATCCTAAAACCCTGAAGTTATGATATATGCTGCGTGTGGAGAATCCCCACTGCTCGCTGAAATCTAACTTCGCCATGTAAGGCCGGTTGATTTGAATTCTATCTCTATGCTCTTTAACTCCCCAGCACTTAATGTGTGTGAGGACACTGTTTTCATCCACCACCTCGATAACCCAATAGGTCTTGTCGTTCTTGGTCTTTCGTGCCGTCACTTTTCGTGGGACAAACCACACCAAGTTCAAGTCGGGGTCGTAGTCTGAAATTGCTGGTACGCAGTATTCCTTTAGCCTTTGTTGGATGGGCTCATCAACGACAAGATGAATTGGGAACACCCCAGTTAGGCTGGCCAGATATTCAATCTTCTCCTCGATGGCGAAGTCTCCCTCCGGTGCGTACATCTCAATATTATCCTCTAAGTCTTTCTCTTTCCGGGGGCGTTCGACTGCCACCGCTGACCAGTAATGTTTGAGGCCAGTGAATCGATCATCCATCAGGCAATTCAATGCTTGGCTTCTCACCAAAACATCAAGAGCTTTCTTGTTGAGTTTGCTGTACACCATGTCCTCGTTGAAGAGAAAGTCCTCAATTTTGTGGAAGGGGCGGCCATTGAAGATTTGCTCAATTGCCGACTCACCAAGTCCCTTGATGGAGGTGAGGGGTTGAATGAGCGCGTGGCCATCATCCGATATTTCCCATACCCTTCCAGATGTGTTGACGTTTAACTTCTCAATGCCAAAGCCCAAACTCTTTGCGACATTGATTGCCGCCTCTTTTCGTCCTTCGGGCTCTTTGTCGAGAAATGCTGCCATCCATTCAACTGGATAATAGTTGAGCAGATGAGCACACTGATAAGATAGCGTAGCATAAGAAACCGCATGTGATGCGTTGAAGCCATAGCCTGAGAAGAATTCCATCTTCTCCCACAATTCCATTGCTTGTTGCTCAGTAATTCCCTTGTCGACACATCCGTCGACAAACTTAAGTCGGATCTTTTCTAATTCTTTTGCGCCCTTGCCTGTTCCTTTTTTGGTTAAGAGCTTGCGAAGGGCATTCCCCTCGTCCAAAGATATATCACGACCAAGTTTGTGCGCCAACAAAGCCAGCTGCTCTTGGAAAATAATGAAGCCATAAGTTTCTTCAAGGCACTCTTTGATAACCGGATGGCCATATTCAATTTCTTCTGGATTCTTTATTGCCTTCGCATAACGTTTGGCAACACCTGCAGACAGAGGGCCCGGTCGATAGATCGCAGTGATGGCTGACAGATCTGCAAGACTTGTGGGCTTCGTATCTTTGCAGAATTTTTGTGCCCCATCTTGAGTGAATTGAAAAACGCCAGCCCACTTTCCTTTCTGGAATATGTTCTTCCATACTTTCTGATCATCAAAGTCAATTGTATCTGGGTGAAGGTGTTTCTCGTAATACGCTTTTACCTGCGCGAAAGTGGGTTCCGGTATATCATGCTTCCTTATTAGGATGTGACGTATCGCTCCCTCAATCATGCGAAGTGAAGCGAGTCCCAAGATATCAAACTTAATAAAACCCATGGGCTCCAAGTGACGCACGTTCTGTCCCTCACTCCACGGTGTCTGCCGGACACCACCGGATGAGATGAGGGGCATGTGATGGTCGAGGTTCTCGCCCACCAAAATTCCACCAGCGTGGCGTGAACAGCTTCGCGTACTCCCAAAGATTCTCAACACATGCGTCTTTACTTGAGGGTATTTGTTCAAGAAAGCCTTGAGACTATCTGAATATTCTAATACCTCTTCAAAGGTTGGGGCGTATACACCTGCAGCAATTCCATTAGCTTCCTTCGCTCTGGGTGTTGCCTCGTGGATCATTTTACTTGTAACCCCATTGGCCTCAGCGAAGTCGATGTTGTAAAATTTGGAGATGTCTTTGATGAGTGATCTCAATTGGAGAGTGTTCCAGTTAGAGATGGGAACCACAACGTTGTCTCCCCACTCCTTAATGAACATATCTTTTAGTTCCATTGGATCGGCCACATCATAATCAATATCAGGGTAGTCTACTGTATCCTTCCGTAAGAATCTCTCGAACTGGAGGTTGTATTTGATGGGATCAATTTGCGTGATGTTAAGACAATAAGCAATGAGTGAGCCTGCGGCTGACCCTCGTCCTGCACCCACAAGCTGCGCCTCTTGTGCCTTGTCTGAAATAGCTCTCATAGTCAAAAAGTATTTACTAAAACCTCTGGAGCTGATAACATCAAACTCTTGTTCAATTCTCTCCTCGTAATTTTTCTTTCCGGTGAGGCCACGCTTTGCAAGACCATCGCGGGTGAAGCCCATCAAAGCGTCGTCTGCAGTCATACCTTCTGGTACAACGAAATCAGGAAGTCGCACCGTGTTGTCGGGAAAGAAAGACTCAATCTTTTCGTGGGCAATTTCATACGTGCGCTCGATGCTGTCCAAGATTAATTTCTCATCATACTCCACGCCTTTAGGAAATAGCGGTGTGTCTTTCTCTCGGTAAGACCAGTTGTCTGGCTGAGAGTATTTGCGATATGCTTCGAGCATCTCGTCACCGTTCTTGGGGTAGAGTTCACACCGAGTCTCATCGATGGTGTCGGGCAACGTCGCTTCGGCGAGGCCCTTACGCAACCATCCCAGCTTTCGATAGAGTTCCCGGTCTTTCCACGATTTCTTATCTGGGTAGTGACTATCTGAAGTCGAGACAAGTTGAATATCAAACTCGGCGCATACCTTAATAACAAATTTATTAATAGCATGTTGATCGGGGATAGCGTTCCATTGTACTTCTCCGTAAAAATTATCTCCGAAGATTTCTTTGAAGCGGCTGGCGGTCTTACGCATAGCGGCGAAAACTGCATCTTCGCCCTCTCCTCGGTTGGCCCAATAATCACCGGCAAATACACCACCCATGCAGGCGCTTGCTACAATAATCCCTTCGCCATATTTCTCCAACATTTCGAAGTCGATGCGAGGATAGCGATAGAAGTTTTTGGGAGTGTAAGATTCCGAAACCATCTTGAAAAGATTGTTCAGCCCCTTCTGATTACGAACCAGCAGAATAAGATGACTACGCCGAGACAGAATATCTTTAACAGCACTTTTGCTTGCTGCTTCATCTTCGACTGTCGTTCCGGTAGCCTCTCCATCACTCTTGGCCCTCTTCTTATCTAGTTCGGCCAATTGCTTTTCTTCGCGCCACTCTGGTAAAGAGGGTACAAAATATGCTTCACACCCATAGATCGGCTTAAAATCCTTACCACTCGCCTGCATTTCCTTCGCGTGGAGTACCTGATACGCGAGGCCATTCATGTTCCCATGATCGGTGAGCGCCAATGCATCCATACCATTTTGATAGGCTGAGTCCATGTGTTCTTGTGGATAACCAAGTGCATCGAATGGCGAACCTGCCACACTGTGGGCATGCAGCCCGACGTACTTTACTTTTGAATTTTCTCGTTCGGTCATAATCTATCCTAGCTTCCTTAAGTGATAGTGTGCAATACTGAGGCGTTGGCCGCCTACATAAATCATAGCGGAATCCCACAACTTATCAGCGCCTAATACAATTCCGATTTCTCGATCTGGTTGGCGTGAGTAATCCAGAGGAGTAACTATCTCCACTAAATCTCCACGCTCAAGTGTCAGCCCCGACCAGTCGGTAAGATCTTTGAGCCATTCGCTTTTGAAATGTGACAACTCCATTCGCTGCTTCCTTGTGTTTCTCTACTTGGTCTTCTGAGCCAAGGTAGTTCTTATAATTTTCCCAAGTGTCAATCTGGTGATACCAAGGGACTGAAATTTGTTTCGGCTCATCCATTATAACAGATTTAAAAATCTCGTCAAGTCCTGTTTTGTATTTTCTTACTTCCCGCCGGGCATAGACAAACACATCGCGGTCGAAAGTGAAGGCGGTGTGCAACCCATCGGCCACTGACTTGTCGTCGTGGGTAATTATATAAGAGCTATCGGAGCGCAGCATGTGGCGCTTCGTTCGTAGAACATCCGCATCATAAATTCCGTAGGGGAAAGAAACAAAGTATTTATCAGGGATCACCCACTTGGATACTCGGAAGGACATCCGAAAGGAGGTGATGGCTCCGACCAGTGCGCTCCAGCCCAAACTCTCTCTGCGCTCAAAGTCAATTGGTTTGAGCTTCACATAGTAGATGGGGATGCGCCTAATGTGATCCTTCATCTTTGAGCGGGGGTTGCCAGCTATCCTGTCAATCTCAACGGGATCGAAGATCCAATCCCCCAAGCGATGGCGGATGAGCGGGGTGGTGCCTTCTTTGCATACAATCCAAATGGTGGAGACGCCAGCACAGGCACACTCGTACACCGCATGCTCAACTGCTAGATAGTCCTGGCCGACAGGCATCAATGAATCGTGCCATGGCATGTTGAAGTCTAGCTTCGCGCCAGTGACAGGAACGACACCAGCAAGGTGAAAGTCGCCAACTGCATACTTTCCCTTCTTAGACTTCCGCTTGTCGCGAAGGATTCTGACTCCCTCTAATTTTTCCTCTTCCATTTGGACTTCCTAAAAAATTGTTCTAGATATTTAGTATAACGCAATGGGTCATCATTGTCAAGATCATTTATGAATTTAATTGTATCTGTATCGTCATATTTGTTCTTGTGAAGAATGTGGGTTTCCCTGAGAATTGTTTCTATCTTCAGGGAAAGGTATGCTGGTTTGCCAGTGGTGGCTTGTGTACCATTCTTCGACCCTTTCATTCCTGCGTTCTTCATCATCTCCCTCGACTTCAGCAGAACATATGATTCCGAGTAATTGATATTTTTTAATTGGGGCGCCGTCATAATTGAGAGGGCACACGCATCTTTGCGAGTGTTCCGCTGGCCGGTGATGCGGAGGTTGGGGTAGAATAAAATCTTTTTCACGAAGTCGCTGTCCTCATCTTCAATGTAATCATACGGATGATTCCCTCCACGATATACATTGATCCAATCCAACACCAAATATTCTTTCTTGGCCTCGTGGATCGGCGCGGGTAATCCCTCAACGCCCAGATCGTCGATGAGGTGCAGAGTATCATAAGAGAACGTCACCATCCTAGAATTTTTTGTGAAACACTTTATCTCTTGCGCCTCTTGGTCGACACGCATGGAGACAATTTTATCGGACATTGGGAGCTGGCCAGCGAGTGACAAGACAAACGACAAATGTTCCCACTTAGCGACGCAGTTAGAGCGAAAGAAGTGGGGTTGTTGGGGGATACATAGAACGGGATGCCCCGTAGCATACGCAAAAGAAAGGGCCTCTAACGAGCCCCCTACCACTATGTTTTTATATGTGAGGTTTTTCAAAACAAACTCATCTTTCTGAGGAGTGGATCGATTAGCTCAAACAAAATTCTCCAGAACCCAACAAAGAAATTTATGCCCACATCAATTAAAGACCCGAAGGAATCTATCACTCCGGTGAGTGCGTTATAAATTAGATCAGTGGTGTTGGGGTTGAACCCGATCATGCAGAGAAGTACAGCTGGAAAACATATGGTTGCCAGGAATAGAAAGACCCTCCAAAGGCGAAAGGCCAGTGAGGAAATATTTCTCGATGTTGAACCCATAGTCGGTCTAGCAAATCTCGCAAAACCCAATTCGTTTAGAACGAATTCTCCTACGCTATTAGAGTTTTACTTCACACAACACATAATTTGCTTGAAGTAAATAGTGAGTAACTCCGTCAAGAGAAACTTCCCTCACCATATTCGGCTCTGCAATCACCAGGGAGCCTTCGGAGATCTCGCTTTTAACGGACTCATGAACACTCAAGACCCTGGCAATTACATAATCTTTCTTCTTCTGGTAGTCGATTGGCAGGAGAACGTGGGGCCTCGATTCGGGCTCCTCATTCTCCTCCACCAACTCTACCAGAAGATGTTTGTTCTTGGGGAAAATTTTCATTAAACGCCCCGACCAACAGTCTCGTAGAAGTCCATCAACTGATCTAAGTCCACATCGTCCTTGATCATCTTATAGGCTTTCATGGCCATCTTCACTTCTTCTTTACTGAGCCATCCGTTCTCAACGTAATTTTGCTTGAGAGCTTTCTTCTGCTCCTTGAAGGGCTCGATAGCTTCCTCGATGGTGGCCACCGACTTAATATAATCGACGATGCGATCTTCCTTTTTAACTTCTGCTTCTTGGTTTGTATTATCAATAGCTAATTTCATTTCTTTCTCCTTTAGCCGCACTTAGCGAACCCACAATGGGTACAAGTGACACACCCGTCCTGATAGACCAGACCATCTGATCCGCAGCTTGGGCACATTTTATCTGTGGCTTTTTCGCCATCAGCAATGCATTTTTTCAACACCCTTGACACTACCTTGTTGAAGGATGTGAAGTCGGTATCTTGATCTTTCTGCATCTGCTCCACAACAAACTTCACGCTTGCACCGTGGCGCAGAGAGAGTGAGATCATACGAGTCATAATCGCATTATTAGGATTATCAAACATACTCACGATATCGTTCACAACCATCTCGTCTTCCTCTGTTTCTCCCAAGACCAAATCATAAATTGATCTGGTTGTCTTGCGAGGGTGTTTGGTTATTGTACCATAGTTATATTTTTTTGGCAAGGTAATTTTTGAGGAAAGACCTGCAAACAACTCATAAGGTTTTCCATCCAAAAGCCCCAAAAGAACAACCCAGCCCTCTCCCTGAATTGTGGGGCGGTGGATTTCACACTTCATAACTTCTGGTCGGCATGCGGCGTCTCTCTGCGGGAAGGAAGTATCCTCCTCTGATGCTGAGACCAGTACGCCAGTTCGTGAGCCATCAACGTAGACTGTAATTCCTTTGAGGCCGCGCTTCCAGCCCTCCTTGTATAGTTCACCCACCACTTTGGGCGGTGTTCCTTTTGGGAGGTTGATGGTTGAAGAGATGGCGTGGTCAATGTGCTTCTGGATGGTCTCTTGAATCTTAACTCGTCTCATCCAATCAATTTGATCTGACTCCACGAAGAAGGCTGGGAGCTTGCTGCCTCTCCCCTTACCGACAATACTCAAGTAGTCTTGAATGTTTTTATGAAACACCTTATATTCCTGCCATTTATCTCCCACATCGTCAACGAAATCTACTTTAGTTTTGGTGTCGTTGTGGCTAATCTTGCGGCGGCGTATATAAAAATTACGGAACACGGGCTCTAACCCAGAACTGGTCTGGCTCATAATGGAGACTGAGCCTGTGGGTGCATTCGTAAGGATGGAGATATTTCTCCTGCCATATTTTTTTATAAGCCTTCGAATGTTTTGGGGTAGCGATTTGATAAAGGCGTTGTTCTTCTCAGTTTCCCAATTAAAGTCAGGGAATGCGCCGCGCTCTTTTGCCAAGTTGCATGACTCGCGGTAAGCCTCAACCTTCAAAGTCTCATATATCTTGTCGATGATCTCAATGGCCTTGTCGCTATCATAACGCAAGCGGAGGGAGGCAAGGGCATCTGCTAGGCCATGGGTTCCTAGTCCAGTTCGTCGCCCCCCTTCGGCTGCCTTACGGAGCTTCATCCACAATACCTGCTCATCGGAAGTATCGCACGACTCCATAATTGCCATAATCTTTTCTATCTCCAACTCCACCAGATCATCGGAGAGCCGCATGGCAGTCCGTACCGTGTTCCCAAAGTCATCGAAGTCAAAAGATGCTTGTTTCGTGAAGGGGTCACTCACAAAGTTTTTAAGGTTCACTGAAATCAGACGGCAGCTATCATAAGCGGAGAGGGGAATCTCAGCGCAAGGGTTGGTGCAGATGGTTTTGTAGGCATCATATTCGTGAGCTGGTAGGTTCTTCGTGATGTTATCCCACATCAAGATGCCGGGTTCTGCGGTAGCGGTGGCCGACTCTACAATTTTATCCCACAACTCTTTCGCCTTAATCTCTTTTGTTATTTTGGGAGCAAGAGAGCCCACAGGAAATTGTAACATAAAGGTCTCATCGTTTTCGACGGCCTCCATAAAGCTATCGCTTATCTTGACCGATACATTTGCGCCCGTTACCTTGGTTAAGTCGCGCTTCATTGTAACAAAGCTTTCGATGTCAGGGTGGCGAATGTCCATCGTGATCATCAACGCGCCACGTCTACCGTTCTGGCCGACCATACGGCACACATAAGAATAGAAGTCAGCAAAAGACCAAGCACCTGTGGTGGTTCCTGCACTGTTGCTAACAGGGGCGCCTTCGGGTCGGAGTTCTGATATGTCTAGGCCGACGCCACAACGACGCTTAAAGAGGTTGGCAAGATCTTTGCCTGAGTCAATGATGGATGAGATGTTATCTAATGGCGAGTCCACCACCACGCAATTTGAAAGGGAGGCATTTACAAAATTGTTGCCGATTCCGTACATGGGTGATCCCTGGGGGACGATCTTCTTGAAACCCTTGAGGTGATCGAAGATTTGTTTCTCTGAGAGTTTCTTCTTTCCGAACTTTTCTTCTATCCGAGCGAACTCTTTGGTGAGCCTAAGATGCATATCATTCGGATTCTTCTCATGAAATTCGCCCTCCTTGTCTCGAAGAGCGTACTTTGTAATAAATACATTGGTCGCTAGATCATCACCTTCAAAATATTCTTTTGTCTCTCTCGTCACGGTATCAACTTTTGGCATATCGGTTCCTCCCTTTCCCATCTTACACCCGTTTTTTGTCTTCTTTAAATTCTTTATACTTTTCTTGCAGTTTTTCTTTTTGTTCCTTCGCCGTCACCAGTGCAATGGACGACGGTGTGTCGCCCTGATATGGCAGAACCTTCAAGTCTATATTCTTTGTATTCATGTGCATCGGGTAAACCAGTCCGTCTGGGCCGTTGCGGTTCTTGGCCACGAACATGCGAGCTGTGTTCGACACCTTGTCATCGATGGTTCGAGAGATGGAGCAGATAAAATCTGCAACGAAACATTTATTGAAAGCTTCGCTGATCGACTCCATGGTAATCACTTCGGCGTTGAGGCCCGAACGGTTGGTTTGGGAGGCTGTCCACAAGGGGCATTCATACTCCTGGGCAATTCCTCTCAGTTCCTCGTAGATCGATTCCAACTCATTTCTCTTTTCTTTCTGGGCAGCTACAGGTCTGAGGAGGTCTCCATAGTCCATGATGATCATATCAATTGGAACCTCCCGCTTTCGCAATTTTTCGAGATGGGCTCTCAAGGTCTGTGTCGATGCCGACTTTGTTGGGTACTCTTTAATTATAAGTCCGCCGGACATATCTTTAATCTTTTCGTAAATTTCGTCTTTGAGACCATGCAGTGCGTTAAGGCCGAAGCCTGTGATACACGCATCATATCGATTGCCGATGACCGTATCCTGCAGTTCTAGCGTGTAGTGGATGACGTTGCGGCCCTGTTTGATGGCTTGCGCTCCGAGGTGAACGAGGGCCATGGATTTCCCGGCGCCTGTCGGTGCTACAACAACGCCAAGTTCGCCCTTCCCCAAGCCGCCATGGATGATGTTATCAATTTCCTTCCACCCAGTGGTAACGGGGTTCCGAGCTTTTAATTCAAAACGCTTCTCGAAATCTAAAATGTAATCGTAACCAAAGTCAGTGTCGGTTCCAAGCTTCAAGGCGTCGTCAAGGGTGCTTTTGATCTTCTCAAAAGAATTATCTTTCAGTAACTCAACACTCTTAAGCATCGCCTCTTTCAGCTTTTGCTTCTTGCAGAACTCCAGAGCATGTTCTTTGACATATGCTGCATCCTTCACATCCTCTTCGTTGGTTCGAACTCTGGCGAAGAAATCTCTGACTTGTTTCTTTACAAGTTCGTTCTCATCTTCCAGTTCAGTTCGGAGGATGGTCTCTACAATAGATTTGGTTGGGTGCGTTCCGTACTTGGTTTTGTAGGTAAAAATTTTCTCATTAAAAATTTGGAGGTACTTGGTTTCAAAAAACCCTATATCCATCACTTCGCTGATCTGATCAGAAAACTGGCGGTCTTCCAAAACAAGCCTTGTAAGCTTTTCCTGAAAGGACTTGCCATAGTGGGCAAAACTTGCTACTTCCTTTTGCATTTAACCCTCTACTGAGTATCGTTTCATGAGTGAATAAAGTGTATCCCAATTACCTGCGCCGAAGCCGTCCTTGATCATCATCGTCACAACCTCAGTCTTATTAAAAGACATATCCATCTCCTCAATGGCGCTGCGGATATACGCAAGGCTCTGGAAGGGGATGTTGGGTGAAGATAATTGCATCATATTATAATTCGTCAGGACTAGATCTTTGCTCTCTAATATCTTATCATATATTTTTGGCTTGCCAAGGTTTTTCTCACATTCCTCGAAAACATCTTGGAGCATGTACTCTTTGTTCTCCTTCAGGAAAGGGAACCGCTTGGCCACAGTCTTGAGGCCGACGCCTTCCACCCCTTTCAGGTTGTCGGACTTATCTCCCTCAAGAGCACGAGCAATGACGAAATTTATTGGGTGAATATTGTAGGTCTCAAGGAGATCTTTTTCTCGAACGACCTCTTTCTTTCCTTTTTCCCTCGGACGCCAGATGACAGTCTTATTGGTATCGCCATCGGCACCAACGCATTGGTAAAAATCTTTGTCGCTAGAAAGGATGATCTTCAGCCAATCATCAAAGTTCCCCATCTGATTTACATAGGAGATGATGTCGTCTGCCTCACACCCATCAACTCGGATCTGATGGATAGGCATTGAATTTATATAGTCGATGGTTCGTTCATATTGCCAAGAACGGTTCGCCATCTCTTGTTCTTCGGTGAGAAGATCGCGGACCATTCGATTAAGCCGCACTGGTTTGCGGCCTGCTTTATACTCTTTGACAATTTTTCTTTTGCGGATGCTGCCACCTTCGCCATCCCAGATAACAACAATCTTGTCGGGCTTGACTTCCCTCGCAACTTTCTGTAAAGACGCTAGGAAACCTTTGCAGCCACCAATGGGATCACCGTTGGTGGAGATGCTAGGGTTAGCATTATAATTCCTCATGTAGATGTTTAAACCATCTACAATCAATAATCTTTTCATGTGGACCTCCTCTACTGTGCTTCGTCAGCATCGAGGTCATAAAAATCAGAGGCAGTCCCGTCGCGGTTGGCGAACTTCAAGACAACTTCTTTTTCGAAGATGTCCATAGCGGTGGCGCGGAAGGTCTCATCCTGCATTTTATCGAGCCACATCTTTGACTGAAACTTTTCTTCTTTGCCATCTGAGTGGACAAGAGTGTACCACGCACCTGCGTTCTTAACTCGATCCGATCCTTTGATGGCCTCGAAAATTCCTTCGTCATTCTGAATTCTTACTTCGTCTCCCCACAAAATCTTGAAGAAGCACTCACGGCCGTCAGAGCCAAAGCGAGACTTTTTAATCTTTGCCTTTACTTCGGAGCCGATGCGAAAGCCATTCTCATCTAGAATATAAGATGCCTTGGACTTGCGGCCTGTGAGGTAGATACGCAGGGATGCTGCGTATTGCATGCTCTTTCCTCCGGGGGTGACAAACGGATCAATCATCGCTGAGACATGATCTCCGGGGCGGGGGATGTTTGTTTTTAATTGGTTCAACACCAGGAAGGTGCTGTTGGTCTCATTCAATGGGATGGTAAGCTTCTGCATCGCTTTGGAGAGGATACGAGCTTTAAGTGCCATTGTCTCTTGCGGATTGAACGTGCCTGAATTATCAGATTCCGTCGGCGTGTTTGCAAGACTATCCCATATAAATAAGACGTTTTCGTTTCCTTCGGTGAGGACTGTCTCGATGGTCTCAAGCATGTTCTCGACGGAAGTAGGCGTAACTCTTAGGAAATTCTCTTCATCTACTCCCGCTTTTCTTAGGAACTCAAAGTCCATGGCAGCTTCCGAATCGAAGTAGATAACGCTGATTCCTTTAGTTGTGGCGTTGGCTGCAACCTGTGCAGCCATGTAAGACTTGCCGGATGCTTCAAGCCCAGCAATTTCTGTAATTCTGCCAACGGGAATGCCAGCCACTTTGCCTCGGCAAATGATGCCGTCCAGCCATGTGCAGCCCGTTGGGATCCAATCTGACACTTCGGAAGGGTTGGTGTCCGTCATCGTGTGGGCAACAGTCATACCCATCCTCTTGTTAAGAACCGTTGCGATTCCTTTGACGCCAAGTTTCCCCGGCTTTGATTTGATGTGTTTTAAATTTGTTGCCACTGATTTACCTCATGTTTGAAAGATGGAGCGGGAGACGAGATTCGAACTCGCGACATTCTGCTTGGAAGGCAGGAACTCTACCAATTGAGTTACTCCCGCAAAAAAGGTGGGCAGTTCCCTTTGCCGACTTGCTGCCCGTCAAGTGCGTGAGGAATATGTACACGCGCCCGGTTGAGGCAAAGGGAAGAAATTAATTAAGCATTCAATAAGTCATTAAATGACTTGTCAACACTTGACGCATTATCCTTCGAAGTATACTTCGCGGTTTCAGAAGAGTCTCCTTCCGCCGTTTCATCGGAGGTGAGATACTCATCCAAGAACCCCTGAACATCAGACGTACTCTTCTTCTCGAAAAGAGAATCGATATCTGGAATGCTGTCCAAGATTTCCTTGCAAGCTTCGGGTGTTGCTTCGACGCAAACCGTAGAGGTAGAGCGTTTTGGCGTCAACTTCGTCTGCGGGAATGATTGACCTGCGGCCTTACCGTAGTGAAGGTCAAGGTCAGTTCCTGCTTCGATGTCAGTGATGTCGCCATACTCAGGGTTCAACACAAGGTTAAGCAAGGTTTCATAAGCCATCTTGCCATAGCCCCAAATTTTCACACCCAAGTTTTCTTCGCCACGAACCAATACGGGTGAGAAGAATCGCTGCCGAGCGGTAAGCTCTTTGGCCATCTTCACACTGTCGTCATCGCCTTCTTTATAAAGCTTTCGGGCGAAGTCACAAACTGGGCACTCATCGCCAAAGTTTTTCTTTGGACACAAGAAGCCAGAATTGCTGCCGACATTGTAGTGGAAATGGTAATCCTTAAAGGGATCGCCGTCTTTGGTTGTTATAATGCGAATCGTTTGGTTCCCATCCGAAGGTCGCCAGAAGGCACTAGACCCATTGCTTCCCTTGGATTGAAGTTTGGTCAAACGGTCTCGCATTTTGCTCATATCAATTGTCATATTTTTTTCTCCTGTTAAAGTCACTAGGGCAAATCTCCCCTAAGTGCTGGTTTTTATTATTATACCACAGATCATCTGTGCTGTCAAGCACTTTAATCTCGCTTTTGTATCATCACTGAAGATTGTACACAAAAGACGTGTGGCTCCTCGTATGTGGTGGCGTACACCCTATATGAAGTTCGTTGTTCTCCCTCTCGGTGGGAGTCTATTTTCTCTTTCAGTTGTGAAAGTAATTTATTATCATTCCTCAATTCATTCTCATTGATCCCGCAATAATACATACGCTCTCGAATATTATCTAAATCAAAAAAGTTCTTTTCATCTTTAGTATCTAAGGATACCATGCTGATGGTGGCGATTCGCGAGTAGTGAATTCCTTCAGAGTCCACGCTGAGAACAGGTTGCGAATGTTCGAAGTAATTTATGAGGTTTAGTGGGGAAACGATGTGCTGGTGAAAATTATCTTCGTAGCCAATGATCGGAACATCCCCCATCGCGGCCTGAATGTTTTCGGCACTAAAAAGCATAAGCTGGTGGATCACTCCAGACCGAGCATACTCCTGCAGAACATTGAAGACTAAATTCTCCTGAAGTTTTGATACTTCATTGAGAGAGGTTAGATCTGGCTGGATGTATACCACCGTACAGGCCCAAGGTCTTGTCTGTTCCAAAATCCTAAGAGTTGTCGCAGAAATAAGTTCTCCTCCGTTAACAAGAAAGATGCTCCTTCCCTTCAATTCCTTAAAAAAGTATTTCATGGAAGGGCAATTCTTCTCGTATTTTTCGGGGTGATCTTCTTTTTTGATCCCGCGAGTTCTCTTGGATTTTTCCAAACCAACATTGATTTTGTAGACATCATAATTGTCGTGCTTGGCAAACTCATCTGCCAAGCGGCAACCCATGTCGCCTAGTCCAATAATGTTAATCATGTGATCTCCTTGGGTATAAGGTGCCCCTGCACCTACATAACCTTCCGGGCAGCCACGGCCAAGTTTCTGGCATATCTCTGCTTTGCCTTTTTGAAGGCTCTTCGAAGATCATCATCGTGAGACATTTCCAGTTCCGTGAGAGCCAGTGCTGCCATGGTGATATGCACCGCTGACTTGACATCCTTCGAGGCTGTTTTGCTAAAAATCGTCTGTGAGATAAAATCATTCTCTGAGTTATAAGTTATTTCAATGCGATCCGGTGCTTCGGCCGGGGTGTTTAGCTTAAAAATCAAATCGTCTGGATCGGACTCGAACTCAAAAGATTTTGTCGCAATTGTCCACTCATAACCATAATCCGCACAAGACTTCGGCTTTCGGGGGGTCTTATCCTTTCCTCGGCCCTGTGGAGCAGGTCGTGTAGTCCTTCCACTTTCATCTATTTTCTTGCGCGTTTGAGGATCCAATGCAAATCTTTCGGAATTTTCAGACAATTTCGTATCAAGCTCCCTAATAAGATCAGCCTCTCGTTCGGCAGCTCTGATTCGGGCTCTCTTTCGAACGTGAGCCAATGGCAGCTTGCACAGATCCTTCAGGGCGCGAACAAGGGACTGGTCCATCTCTGGTCGAGCCTTTTGCACGTTGTAACTTACGAGGCTTGTTTTGTTGGGGATTAACAAGTCCACATAAAAGCCCGTAAAAACATCATTTTTTCCCCACACTCCAAAAGTTTGGGGATCGTACATATTCATCAACCTGCGGTTTTTAAAAAGTCTAACCCCTTGGCCGCGTGTCTTTTGACCACCGGTTTTGCCACGGCCCGGTGGGCTGAAATAAGTGACCTTTACTCTAACTTGTTCCTCTCCCACCTTCAAAGTAATAAATTCGCCCTTTTTCCAAGTAGTTTCCTCATATCCTTCCGAAGCAGGGTTAAGATCCTGTAAAGTGACTGGTCTTACTTCTCTTGAGAAAGGTTCATTCTTCCCGTTATAATTTACAGTAAAAGTAAGATCGCCATGGCTGGCTGGCGTGGAGATCATCTTGGAAAAAATAGTACCCAATGGCGCAAAAAGTGATGTGGCCCAACTTTTGGCGTTACAAGACTTCTTAACTTTAGATAAATTTGAAATAGAGATGATGGTGCCTGTAAAAGTATCGACATTTCCGCCAGAAATACCGCCAAGAGCAACTATAATTTCCTCGGATAATTGATTTGCTACTTCTGAATATTCGTTAGGCGGGGTTGCCCAAAATGCCAAGTCGTTGGCTTCGCGAAGTAGATCGCACGAAATATGACCAAGGACATAGCGGCCCTTTTGGGCACTCAAAACTGTCAAAGAATCTCCCAAACTGAGGGATGCGGCTTTCATGCCAAGTCCAAATTCTCCAAGAGCCTTTTCATTTCCAAAGTCCCTCTCTCGCTCTGTGCCGAGGCGCATTGCTTCGCAGAGTTCGCCCGAAGTCATCCCTGATCCGTTGTCTGCAATGGTGATAGTGGCGTCCTTGAGATACTTAGAGCCGTCTTGGGGGTGGATAGCAACCTCAATTACGGAAGCTCCTGCTTCGATTGCATTATCGCATATATCTGCAGTTGCCTCTTCGGGCTTGTATCCGATAGAAGCAATCGCAGTTTGGAGCGTGATTGGGTTATAAGCCTCTCTGCCGCTATATATTACAGCGTTGTTTGGCTTGTTTGATTTATTTGTAGGGGGTGTGTGTTGCATGATTTTCTACCTTCCTGTTCGCAGTGTGATGAATTTCACAATGCAGTGGTTATAATCAACTCAACTTGTATTATTATACCACGGATCACTTTGCGTGTCAAGCTTTTATTCTCTGCAGATCTCCAAAATTTTTCCCAACCGACAAGGAGGCCATAAATTTCCCCATCTTCGTATTGGAAAAAATCTCCAAAATCTCTTTGATTTCATACCTTTCCTCGTCCAGCAAATCAATCACCACCGAATCGTGGAGACAAAATTTAATGAAACTTTTTTTATCTTTCAGTAGATCTCTTAGCGCCAGCATACGATCAAATACGAGATCAGCTGTTGTACTCTGAACCAGATAATTGAGTGCATGGTGATCGTCGGCCTCAAGTTTTCGGCCAAATGGTGTAGTCACGATCCCAGCTTTGGGATCATAAAACTTACTTAGAACCTTTTCTTTTTCGTACAGCCGCGAAAGTTCTTCGCCAATATCGGATGTCTTCGATCCATACAGCCACGATATTACGGACTTTTTCGCTTCTTCTCTTGATGTATTTAGAACGTCCGAGTTCCATTTGTGAATATCCTCTTCTGGTTGTTCCTTTCCTGCGAGGGCAAGAAGGGTGCGAAGTTCTGCAGCGTTATAATCCAATTCCACAATCCAGTCATTCGTTGGTTGTACTATGCAACGAAAATCCTTATCCAAATTAAGTATGGGGAAGGATCCCTTTTTCACCGAAAGTCTGCCTGTCTTTGTTTTGAAGGCATCATAAGATACAAAGTCTGCCTTGCGTCCTTGGTTTAGATCCCGAACAAAGTCCCTCGCTCTTTTGTTGTGAATTTTTCGTTGTAAGGGGGAGACATTGAGCTCTATTTTCTTGTCTTCTATCTCCAGCAGCATCTCGCTTAGGCTTCGCATGAAGTCATAATTTTGGGGTTTTTCTTGGGTGCTAAAAACATGTTTTATTATTTCTGTTTTGAGGTCACAATACCTCAATAGATATTGTCTGGGGATCAAATCAAAGATGCAATTATCGAAGAGGTTTACTTTGGCCTCTTTGAATGAATTGCGATAAGCTTCCATTCTTTTCATTATTGCCGCCCACTCTTCCTTAATATGCGGGGGACACATCTCAGTGAGGTTCTTTCCTCCCGCATAAAAATATGCGAACTCTGCATCGGTGGCATCGATTGAGTGCAGCGATGGCGTTGGACGCCAAGTGTGGGTGAGGTCGCCTGGAATATTATCGAAGTGTAATTCGCCATCGCAGAACACACCAACGCACTCCTTCTTATCGTCAAGAGTGGCAAAATATGTCATAAGTCCTCTTTTTTAAAAGCGAAAACGGGGGGATCTCTTGTTGGTGGAAACCGTTAAGGGATCAAACTTACTATTAATATAACCTAATGCGCTCTCAATGTCAAGGTATTTGTTGAGGGAAATTGATTCTTTTACAATATCGTCAAATTGTTCCTGCGAGATTGCGGAGTTTATTTCCACTCCCTTGATGAAAGCATAAATGCGGAGCCACGTCGGGTACCCCATCATCGAAATCATTTCATCCAGGCTGTCAAAGTGGTTGGGATTGTAAACTTCGCGGGGCTTGAGGGAATAGGAGGTTTTGCCATTCGAGTGGCAGATGGTGGCAGTTGTGCTGCCCGGTGGGAAAATTTCATAATAAAGCATATTAATCATTTTCACAATTTCATAGAACTCTGCTTGCAGGGGGTTGAAATATAATTTGTTAAACATATCCTGAGAATTTAGGTATCCTCTCTTCTGCATATATTCTTTTGTTGCCTCCGAAGAAAGGTTGACCACAAATCGCCATGGCGCGTGGCGATCCAAAATGAATCCGTGGTTCTGGGCCAGTTGAAAGAAGTGGGAAAAGTTGGGGTCTTCAAAATATTGAGAGCAGCTAATATAATCATCTCCGTATTGTTCATTGTTGATATCGAATGCGAGACCAGTGGCGAAGATATCATTGTGGCTGGACAAAGTATATCTTCCGAATGTGAGTGGAAAGGTTGGATTAAGTTCTGTAGCAAATTCCAGGAAAACTAAGAGAAAGTCTCGAAAGCTTTTAATCTTATTAAAGCTTTGCGGAGAGTCTACTTTTCTCTCTTTAAATTTCTTTTTAACCTTGGCAAGATATGCAATGTATTCGCTCTTCCAAGTTGTGTCAGATCGCGATGTGAGGCCAAGGCCAGCGAAGGGGCCAGAAGAGCGCATGGCTCGGCTTTCAACTCGCTTAAGCAGTGCAGCTGAGAAATCTTCTAGGGCGTCTGCGACGAAATCGAAAGTGTTGACCGTTCCTTGGAATGGCGTCATGAGGGACAGGTGTGGTACCGCAATTTTAAGATCCAAGTTCACCTTCCCATATAGAGTCTTCTTGCGAAGATCTATTAAAGACAGGTTAGGGTTATCATCTACGACGCCAGTTGCATATTTTTCATAGTGTTTCCTCTGAACATATGTATACTTAGCATTAAGTTGATTGTTTCCTTTTGGTTTAATTTGGGGCATCATCACACCTCAACTCTCCCGAATGTTTAAATGTACAATCAAGAGTTGTAGTCCATGAACCGTTTTCTACGCGGTTGGTGATATTAACTATAGTAAAATATCCAGGCAATCCCAGCTTAAGCAAATTTGCATGGGTGCCGTGGGATGTTGGTTTGATATATACTTCCTGTGTGGCGCAAAAGAATGGAGTTCCATATAAAGTTACAGTAGCATTGTAAATCCTTGGGATGGCCTTGGGGCCAGTCTTTATATCGAGCATTGCCTGCATCGTGTTGTAGGTTTCAAACTCGCTCCAAGTGACAGCATTCATCTTTATGTCCTTTACCACGCCTGCATCTTGGCCAGAGTGGAGATGATATATACCATCCCTGACATCGCGGCGGTAATCTCTCGTGTTGTTGCCATAATAGCGGTTAATATTTGTTTCCTGTGCAAAAATAAACAGGTAGTCTTTCTGCGGTGCTGTATTACTCTCTCGGTGATCTTCATTTTGAGTGAGGGGGAGGGACGCCTTTGTTGAAGACGCCTGTGGGTTTGCTAAATCCTCCACATATAACAATTCGCCACGTTTGCGTTTCGTGACGGGGCCATTCTCTTCAACGAAGCCAAACGCATCTGGCTTGGCAGCGTCTTCAGAAACATGAGCTGAATAAGCGGTGGTTATAATATTTTTGCGTTGGGCTGGTAACATCAAGTCTGGGCTTTGTTCCTCTAGGGCAGAGACAATAAGACTATTGATACTCTCAGAAATAAATCTTTTAAGGGGGTAGGTGAAGAGGCTTTTGTTGACCACCTTCTCACTCCACCAACGCTGAAATAGTCTAAATGAAATTGGGATGTCGGCAATGTTCACAACATGGCGGGTCAGCAAGTCGTTGCTGCAGGGCTCTTTCTCCTGAGTATACGCCTCTGTTTGGGTCGCGGGGTCGGCAACTGGTCCAGATAATTCAGTGGTAACGCTTGCTTCCTCAAATTTCGGCTTGGGGTCATAATATTTGATTTCAACGCCAGCTGCAAGTTCTTCCTCTTCGGTCTCAGGTAAGGGTTCTTCTGGGAGAAGGGCTGGCATACCCTCAAGGCCCTCGGATTTCCAGTATTCTTTTTCTTCCTCGGATAATTCTGCTGTCGGCTTCTTTTCATTTTTGGTGTCGGCAACAACAAGGGCCTCACTTTCTGGATCTTTGCTTTTGCTCTTAGTTCCTTTATATTCGTGACACTCGGAAGCTGTGTTATATCTGTCCCTTAGAATAACCTGTCCAGTTCCCTCGTCAACCCCCACGGTGGATTGGGGATTCTCATTAGGAGAAACGCCTCGGATGATTGTCATCGGACCCAAGACAGTTCTTAATTCAAGAGAGCTATCGTTATTATCTGAAGTGAATTGCTCGTCAAGAACTACCTCTAGGAGATCCCCGTAAAAAAAATAAGGTATCTTGTATCCCTCTTTGCTAAAAAATGGACAACAATAATCAGCTGAACCGAAGGTTTTTTGGAAATCTATGTGTTGGGCTCCGCGAGTTACATCGCAAGGATTAACTTGTACCGCCTTAATACGGTTTTCTGTGATGAGTTTGTCAACCACCGTGGCGTAGAGGGCCTTCTTCTGTAATTTCGCGGTCATATATTTTTCAAACTCTTGTGCTGTCAGATCTGGCTTGGCTCTTGCGCTCAGATCTCGAATTCTTTTTGTAAGTGTGGGGAGGTCTTCACTCTCCAACCTCTCAGTATCAATCTCTCCCGGTTCGATTGTTTTATTGGCGTACTGTTGTGCTCTAGCTACTCTGGTTACGAGATCTTTATATGTTACGATATCAGCGGCGCGTTGGACCAAAAGCTGTTGGCGCTCTGCCATCATTTCTTTGGTAAGTTTGTCTGCCAAAATATTGGCTCGGCGCGGGTCGTTGGTGGTGGCATCAACTGAACTTTGGAAATCTAAGTCCACAAAAAGGCTCCCATCATCGTTTAGAGAGATGGTGTGCAGGCTCGTCATCATCTTTAATTTAACTTTTAACTTTTCTACTCGGTCGGCCAGTTCCGAATGATCTCGCCAGATATCGCTTTTTCTATCAATCGCGTATTCGACAACTACTTGGTTCTCAAGGTTGTGAGGTGAAAAAATTACGTTGCCGGCTGTTGCTTGCGACTTTATCTCCTCCGATGCTTCTCTGGGCCAGAAAATATCAGAGAAACTATAGGTGTGTCCAGCATCGTTAGTTCTCTCTTTCAAAAGCTCATCCACACTCTGGGCCCTTATTCTCATTTTGGTGCGAACGTATCTCTTAGCCTCCTCCACGTTCAGGTTGCCTGAGATAACCCAATCAAAACTCATGAGGCCGACGCCCGTACTTGTCCCAAGGTTCGTTCCAGAAGTAAGGCCAGCTTCATCGGGGAATTGCTCAAATTCATATTCCGCCATTACAGTTTCTTTCTTTCCATCGCGGCCTTTTCTGTCGACAGGCTTGTACACTCTCACTCTTGGGATCATTGCCGATAAATGAATTGGCTTTAAGTCCTCAAAGATATAAGACATGTCACTTCGTGAAGTAATTAAGTTTCCAAGATCTCGCATGTGCGCTCCATCTTTAAGATCCAAAGTGGCAAAGCGCCTGTACAGGTCGGAGCCTCTCTCTTTGCGCTCATCTTTGCCGTGTTGCATCACGTCAACTAGGTGCCATAAAAGAATCCCTTGCTCACTTAGAGTTCGTTGATTTTCGATGGAGTCATTCTGGGCCCTCACTCTGGCTTCTTGGGCCTCGGCGGATTGGGATTTGTCAGCGTCGTAACCCTCGTCGCTCTTACGCTTCCTTTCCGGGTCGATATAGTAGTCAAAGTAGAAGGCTCGTAAAAACTTTTGATCAGATTCGTTCTGAACTCCTGTTGAATCCTCCACAGGGGTGGTATCTGAGGATATGAGATTTCCGGCGGAATTGGTAGCTACATTTTCTTGGACACTCTGGCCCGTCGTTTTATCTTCGAGATATTGAGTCTTATTCGCAGACTTTGCTAAGATTTCGGAAATTTTGTCAGCCACTACTTCGACGGGATCGGGATATTCCAGGGCGGAGGAGAACATTTGAGAATCTTTGGTTCGGTTAAAAGAGGAAATTTTAAAAAGAATATCCCAAGGGCGATTGGTGTTAGATATATAGTCCAGCTGTGGATCGGTAAACCTACTACCCCCAATAACCTCGTAGAAACCAGCGGGCCAGCGATTGTTGCCCTTCGATATGTTGCCCTCTTGGCCGGGGGGATTTTCATCTACAAGCTCTTCACCCAGATAATAAAGGCGGATAGTGAAATAATCTTCGCCACGGCCACCTGACTTCGTAAAAGTAAAGGGAACTCGATAGCCAAAATCGAATTCGTGGCCCCCTGAAGTTATTCCTGGGCCCAAGAAGCCTCTATCGTTAAAGTCCGAGGGGAAGGGCCGTGGCCACGAAAGAGTCTCACCGGGCTGACGCCTGTTTGTTGGTGCAAAGTCATCCCAGAGGGGTCTGTCCACGCCAGGGAAAAGGTCTCGATTGGGGTACATTTTCGTTTTGTCCCAAAAAGCTTTTGCTGCGATTAGAAATAGTGCTTGATTTGTATTGATCGCTGTGTTGCGCAACACATTTTTGCCATCATCCGCCAGCTTTCCTTTGAAAAGATTCTGTCGTAATTCTTTTTTAAGTTCGGGAGAGTAAGTCATATCTGTCTCCCTACATCCTTAACAGGCCATAGACCTTATCCAGTGGCTTGGGAATATAAAGGGCGTCTCCAACGGAAATGTGACCTTCGGTGGGCTTGCCGTTATACCATGCAATGATCCACCACAACTCTGGTTTTCCGTAGTGTTCATCGGCCAATTTGTAGAGTCTGTCACCAGTTCCCCAAATGTGCATGATGTTGTTGAACGTTCCTACCTCTTCGATATCTGGTTGTCTTTTCCTGTTTGTTTTATACTGAATTAAACCCTGCGTAACACCGCGAGCTTTGCGGAGCTTGCGATATAACATTGAGTTATTAAATTTTGTTTGTGATGATTTATATCTGCCTGACATCTATCGTCCTCCCTTCTTTTTTGGCTCGTCTGCGTTTCTGGGAAAGGATGGGCCTATGTCTTCGTTGCCGGCGTTGGTGAGGAACTTTCCTCTTTGGCCATCGCTCCAACCCAATGGGTGATCGTGAGCTACATAAAATCCAAAAGCCAATTTAATGGTTTGGGGATATAAAATTCCTGGTGCTGGGTCAAAGAACCCCTGTTCAATGTCCGGGGAATATGTGAGACCGTCGATGGTTCCGATAAGGCCAGAAGCAATTCCGGAGCCTTGGGCATTATAGCGCGCACTCTGTATAAGGTTGCCAAATTTTAACCTGAAGAGTGGGGCACCCATGATGGTTGATGCGTTGTTTTGTGTGGTGAGGCTCTTTTGGGTTGTGACATTTTTTTGGGCGGATTCTTGTTGCTTACCACCGGGGGCTGCAGGGATGGTTGAGGGCGTTTGATCATAAGATGGGTAAAGCATAGAAAGAAGCGTCGAGCAGTTCTTCAGATTGTGGTGAGCTTCTTCGATGCCGTCAGCGACGACATCCCAGCCCAACGATATAATTCGTTGAGTGCCCCTGAAACTTCTAATTGGATCCATTCGCCCGAAAGTTCTCTCGGTGTTCCACTCGGAGGAAAACTGATCTTCAAACTGAGTTATGAACGCTTTAAATTGTACTTCGGCTCCGGAGGGGATGTGTTGGATGTGAATATAATATTGACCATGATTGAAGATGGCCTTTTCTGTATCGTTTCCCACTTTTAAGATTGGTTTTTTGTCGGCCATTTTAAATTATTAACTCCTTTGTTGTTTAGTATGGTGAAAGTGAATCTTGAAGAATTGATATCGGAGCTGGATTGCTTTGCGATGCAAATCCTTTTTTGTTAACTTCTGCTAAGTTGTTAACGGCTTGGGCAATTTGCATTCCATTCTCGGCTGTAATCTTGGCCAAAACTTGAGTGTCGCCATCCAAGTTGGTGCCGGTCATCTTATCAAGGTATGCCCCAAGCTTACCCATGTAGGCACCACCGTAAGCGGCGCCGGCTACAGCGCCCGCAGGGGCAAGTACTGGGGCGGCGGCCATGGTGAGGCCGCCCGCAGCAAATCCTGCAGCGCCTCCGCCGATGCTGCCGATTGATTGAAGAGTCGCCTCCCACTTTCCAATCTTCCCCGTCACTAACTGTAGGCCACTTGCAGCAACAGTCACAGCGGCACCCACTGCTGGTAGGCGTTTAAGTGCCGCCAATGCTTTGGGACTGTTTTTGAGGAGCCCGGTGGATGCGCTCGCCAAAGCTTTGTCGCGGGCCGGATTAAAAAGGGCCTTCTTTAGCCATGGGGCATATCCAAGGGCAGTGCCAGTGGCAAGCGCACCGCCAACGTTCCCGCCCATTTCTTGGGCCTGTTGAAAAACGCCCTTGGGGCCTATGCCGGCCTTTTTTCTGGCCAGTGTTTCGGCTGCGGTTGTTCCTGCGCCTCCGGCGCCGACACCTAAGCCAGTGGCGTTGCCCTTTATCCAATTATCCACAAGTTTGCCCAAATCTTTAGCTATTACACCAAACCACTTCCCAACAAAAAACTTTAAGATATTAAAGATTTTCTCCAACATCTTCGATGATTTAAGGGCAATCGACTTCTCATCCATTTTTCCCTCTTCGAGCTTCTTCTTGATGGTGCTGGTGTCTATTTTTCCCGTCAGCATCTTCTTGAAGGTGGGTGCGTCGACGCCCATATGTTTGGCCATCATATCTAACTCTGCTCCGGCCACTTGTGAAATATCTTTTCCCGCAAGTTTGTAAATTCTCCTCACCTCCATGAGTGGAGCGAGAGGATCTTCAAAAGCCTTTTCCATAAATCTCATAGGATCAGCCAATCCTTGGCCAACGATTGAATTTAACTTGCTCGCAAAATCGGCAGCACCTGAAATTGTTTTTAATGAATCATTAAACCCAAGAATCGTATCAGTCGATACAGATAGTTGAGCGGATGCAATCGCAACGTTGCTAAAATTGTCTTTAAGCTGCCCGGCATAAAGAGAAAGTCGAGGCATCGCTTGCTGGAATGCAGCAAGCATTTCACCTGGAGGTTTTTTCATGGCGAGACCAAGTTCCATCATATCCCTCTGAATATCTCTTGCCTGCAATGGAGCCTCTCCGAATGCCTTTACCAAGTCTGTGAAGCTTTGGGCTGCCGAATCAGTGGAAACTCCGAACCGCTCCCACAAAGCAAAGGATTCTGCGATGCCCTGAGTGAAGCCCTGAAGCTGGTTTGTCGGGAAGGCTCGCTCAAGAGACGTAAGCGCGTTTGTTATTTGGGCTCCATAGGGGAGCAGGCGGATCATAGATTGTTGTAGCTGTTCGGTCATCTCGGCGCCGCGACCAGTTACCCGATTATAATCGGCCACCACGTCCTCCGTGGCGGAAAAGGCAAATGCAATTCCTGCAGCTGCACCTTGCATGGCCTTTTTTCCTGCTGCCATCGCTACATTCTGCACATTGATGGTTTTGGCAACTTCGGCTCTGGCTTTTATGGCCTCTTCGGAGTTTGAGGACATAGCTTTGCTGGCCAGCTTTATCTTGTCTATGTAGCTGTCTTGAATACCAATGAGGCCGGTGAGATCGCGGGCAAGGTCATTATATGCGCCGATGCTTGCTTGCATCCCCTTGTTTTCTTTTTCGCGTTCTTTGTTTATTCTCTTAATTTCTTTACGAAGGTTTTTAAGAGCATCAGCGTGATCCTGTCCCTTATCCTCTAAGGATTCATAAAGATCAACCTGCGCTTCCATGATCGCAATGTTAGCTTTTTCTTGTTCTTCTACACTCGCATTCAGATCCAGCTCGTCGCGGCGTTGCTGCAATCTTCTCCACATCGCGGCTTCTTGCTTTTCTTGCATCTTATCAAAATCACCGGGGGATGAGGGTGAGGGTGAGGGCGTTGGCGGTGTAGGTCCAGGCGAAGGGGTGCCTTGGGCCGTTATCGTGGTCCTGAGCGCATTTAGAGCGGCAATAAGAGCTGCGGAGTTGAAATTAGGGGGTGGCATTTAACTTTACCTCTATCTAAACGGCCATTTAATGCCAGTGGTTCTCTCAAACTTGCTAACCGCAGAATTTAATGAATACTTACTTCTATATGTCTGAGGATTATCAAGTCCATATTTCTTGTACTTGGTTAAATAGTCTTTTTCTTTTCCCAAAACTTTTGAGAAATCGCGGACTTGAGATTGAGTTCCTTTAACTGTTACGGGAATGCTAGTTCCGCCAAACATGGAGCCCATGATCTTTTCAATTGCCCAGCCAAAAGTTCTAAACCAACTCTCGTCGAGTTCGCCATTGGCCATTGCATTTAAATCAATCTCAATTTCTTGCAATTCGCCTGTTGTATCGTTCATGTTCTTTCCTCCATAAGAAGTTGTATTTCCTTAGTAAATAGTTCAAATAAAAAAATAGAGAGAATGTATAAAGTCCTCTCTATCTTCTTCCGCGAGAACTGGATGCTCTGTTCTCGGATTCTCTTTCTTTTTGTTCTATGAGTCGCTTAATAAACCACCTTCGAATTGTAATTGGGAGAGTGTAAGCCTCTGCAAATGACCAATTCCCATGGTATTTTAATACAAATAATTCTTCGTATACTGATTCAATATAATTATTATCGAGGCCAAAAAAACTCGTAATTGACAGGAACCTCCAGGTCCTGTCGCTCGCCACACTTAGAACATTGAAATTTTTGAGTCATATCAATGTTGGGGGTTAATTCAGCATATACGCCGCGCAAATACTTGGAGTCCAGCGCGGGCATAATGTCTACAAAGTTAGAAATTTGTGATCGGTCTTTGATGCCATTGGCTCCGATGATAATCATTTTAAGAGTATCGGTTAGAGCAGTGGATGCGTGACCCTGCTTCTCTTTTCGTTTTTGGAAGGCTTCCAGTTTCTCCTCGTCAGCACCCGTCATCAGCCTGATCTCTACGTCGGTCTCACTCTTGGGAAGTGTCACAATAAAGGTGCCGTCATCAGTAACTTGGATATCTTCGAGTTCTCCATTGAGCTCTTCTGCACTAAAGGAGGCACCAACAGTCGACTTTTCATCCAAGTCAAAGGAGAAGTCCTGCTCTGTATTGCAAGAGGGGCACTCCACTTTCGTCAGATAGTCGGCCCCATAGCCAGCTACACGAGCTGCCACAGTGAGGGCGTTCCTGTCTCCCGTAAGGAGGTCTTTAACATTAATTTCTTCGTCCACGATGAGGCTCTGAAGCATTCTATCAACAGCAACACCTTTCTGGATAAGGGAAACTGATGCTAGGATGTCTTCTTCCTTTGCGGTCATGTGGCGCATTTCTACCGATTCAACGCCGCTGAGTGCATGGTTGGCCGGATAATACAATCCGCGTGAAGGAAGATCCACAAATTCAGTGGGAACTGTGAAACTTAATCCTTGTGCGGGTGGTGGCGTGGTGTTTTCTTCCACGTCAGGAGCAGAGGCTTTGGGGGTTTTTGTCCCCGTCCTCGCTCGATTATTTCTTGATGACATTAATCACCTCTTTCTTTCTCTGGTGTTATTATAAAGTGGTATCACCTTGCGGTTTGAAAAATGGTGTTCCGCCGCCCAATCCGTTTTGGGGGGTTGAAAGTTCGGCGTAATCATATCTCAATACAAGCTCAATGGTACTCAACTCGTCCGATTCATAATCAAGCATGCTGAAATTTACTGATTGGATCCATGCACTCTTCAAAACCCATTGCTCAAGTTTGGTATTGGTATTCTCGCCAATTTGAGTAATTGTCACAGTACCCATGGCGGCGATGGCGTCCGACTTATTGACGGTTGTGATACCCTCAGTTGCAGTTGTAGCATTGCCTGGAATTCTATACCCCGAATTTTGGAGTATTTTGGCAGTTGCAGCAGCGGCATCCGGGTTGACCGGATCAACAAGTGTAATTGTAACAGTTTCCCACTCCACACGACCTGGGTAGTGGAAGGTGTGGTTAATATATTTATGTGCTGTCTCAGTGATAGAGAATTTTGGCTTGTCCGCTTTAGACGCGTACCAACTTGCGTTTTGGGGGAAGCCTTCTTCACCGACGAGACCGGAGGCGATGTCCACAAGAAATCTATATGCCCGTTTAGGGTCTTGACCTTTAGGGTTTGTCCAAAAATTCTGGTTTGTCATTTGTTATTTCTCCTTATGAATCAATCTTCACAGATAAGTAGTGCCTTTATTCCTTTAATCTTCAAAAGATGCTCCAGTTTTCTGAATGATAAAATCAATTGCAATAAATTCTATTGATCTAGCTGGCTTCAAGAAAACTTTAGCATACATAACATTTCTGTCAATCAAGTCAGGAGTAGTAGTTGTTTCGTCCAAGACGATCTTATAGTCAGTTAATCCCATTTGAGCCTGAACATCTGCCAAGAAAGGCTCTGCTCTAGCCAGGAATCGTGACCAAGTGGCCGGACCATTGTTATCGAACAAAGTAGTTGAAGCAATATTAGAAATCCCTTTCTTAACATATAGCATCATTCTTCGAACGTTCACTCGGTCCAATGCAGATTGGGTGGCTTGTAAAGTTTTCTGTCCGAAAATTACAATACCCTCTGCTGGGAATTTAGCGATTGGGTTCACATTGTTCTCGTAGAGTTTATCTCTCATCTTCCGAGTCAAGTGTTCGCGAACACCAATCACAGGGATACCCGCTGCACCATCAGATAGGCCGCCGCGTGTGAATCCTGCTGGCGCGAACCATGGTGCTGCCTTCTTGTCGTTGCTCGCAAAAGTACCGAGAGCGGCGACAGAAGGGGGAACCCATAAAATTAACCCTGCGCCAAATTCATCCTTCGTCTGAACCCAGGGGTAATATGAGCAGCCATAGCTGCTGTTAAGTGACCTGTCTTTAAGAGCGGATACTGTACTATTGACGGATCCTACTCGATCTTCTGGGGGGTCGTTTGAATCTGCTGATGGCAGATAGCCGTCCTCCAAATCAATGATGGCGAGGGCATCTGCGCGTGTTTCGCAAACATCAATCAAGTGAGTTGTGAGAGCGGGGGTTGTAACACCCGGCACAGTGGCCAAACTTATGTTCACGACTTCCGGATCGGCAATTGTGTCAATCGCCCTCTTCACAGAGTTGAATGCATAATTATTATATTCCGTAGAGTTACCACCTTCCGACGTTTTCGTGTTTCTGATGGGATCTTGATCATAA